TCTAATCGCATTGGTCCTAGTCCTTTTATATATAAGGTGCTTCCTTTTAACGACATCATTGTATAAAATATCATTATAAAAAAATATACTCCTAAATTAATCTTCCCAATCCCAAAATGTATATTCACCAATAGGAATTTGATGGTTTTCGGTAATTAAACAATACATTATTGGGGACCAAAATATTGTTTCTTCCGATTTTTTAAAATCTTTAACTGGTATAAATTCATTATTTTCGGGATTTTTAATTTTGTGAGAACCAGTTACAAGAATATGTGTTCCATGTTTTTCGCTTTTAATTCTATAAAAGGGATTTTCTGGTTGTCCTTTTATTCGAATAACAGAAATTACTTCAATATTATTTTCAAGAATATCTCCAATATCGATATTTTTCATTAGTTTTGTTTCGCCATTATTCATATTGACTGGTGTATCAGGTGAGAAACAAAAAGGCCAAATGTCTGGAGGGGGTGGAAACACGGGTTTTGATGGAACTGCTTGTTTTGTAAGTGCTAAAATATAAGTGATATAACCAACAATAAGCGCTACGGCTGTTGCCATAATAACCCAAGCAATTAATCCAATAGCAGCGATTGGAGGCCCAAAAATAGGAATAATAAATATAACAATAATAATTGTAGCAATAATAATTAAATAAATAATAGCTAAAGCAATTAAACTACCAACCCAAGCTTTTGCACTTAAATAAAGACCTATCATCATACCTAATACCGAATTCATCATAGCCCCCATTTTACCAAACATATCTTTTAATTTAATAATAATTTTAAGAAAGGGAAGTATGGCGGCTACAATACGACTGTATATAAGGTTCATCATTTCGTTCATAATATTTTTAATTCTATAAACGTTTTTTTGTATTACAGCGATGGCTTTCATTAATGATTTAAAAATAGTATTTATCATATTAACTACTGTATTTACGGGTTTGGTATAATTATGGACGATCATAGTGAGAACTTGATTAATACACATAGAGAAATTAGAAGCTGTAAATTCCATAGCACTTTGACCGGGTGGTTTTGCGATAAATCCTGCGAAAGGAATATATACAGGACTGCATTTATTTTTGGGGAAATCTTTTTTAATGGGTTCAAGATTTATTTGTATTAATAAGTATCCGATAACAAAGAAAAAAACAATTAATAAAAGAATAGTTCCGTAATAAGAACCTCCGTATTTATCTAAATATTTTGCCTTATCATACATTTCATTAATTTTTTTTTCAACATTAGGAATGTTATCCATTTATATATTGAATGGATAATATTCTAATCTTCCCAATCCCAAAAAATATATTCTCCAATAGGAATTTCATGATTTTCAGTAATTAAACAATTCATAGTTTTAGGATAAATATTGGTTTTGGTTGCGCGATTAAATTGTCCAACAGGAATAAAACCTTCTTTTGGGACTTTAATTTTATGTGTTCCAGTAACATAAATATATTTATTTAGTGAGTCACTCCAAATTTTATAATAAGGATTATGATTATTGCCTTTAATATTTAATGTTGCTAGAACTTCTATATCATTTTGTAAAACATCGCCAATTTTAATATTTTTAATTTTTTTTAAAGTGCCATCAAACAAAGCAATAGGTGTATCTGGAGAAAAACAGAAATCCCTTGTAAATTGACCAATAGGTCCGTCCCACATACTGGTTCCTGTCATGGATAGACCTTGCATCATATAAACAATAGTTGCCATAGTTCCTGCTAATTTTTTGAATAAATCTGACATTTTAATAATTAATTTTTGAAATTTGACGATAATATTAACAAACATTCCAGTCATATCTGAAAACATATTATTCATAGAAAATTTGAGACTAAAAATAGTGCTTTGTAAAGCAGATATATTAGACATAATATTACCAGCTAATTGAGTCATAAATTTTGTCATAGTGAAAATAGGTGCTAAAAATCTACCCATTAAACCTGATTGTATTGAACTAATACATTCGACAAAATTGTCCATAGTATCATATCCTAAATAACCAGCAAAAGGCATGGCAGCAGGATTACATTTATATTTAGGCCAATTTTCTTTGAACTTCTTAATGCCGACTGATAATATTGTAGCAAAAAACATCATTAAAAAAACAATAAGAATAAAGAAACTTGTTCTTATATCTGAACCTTTCATAATAAATTATATGGTTATTTTATTTATTATGAATAAACAATAATTAACGTCTTTTACAATTTTTTGCGACTACACCCCTTTTGACGATATTTTCTTGCGAATTTGTATTTTTTTTTAGTATTTCTTTTGCGTCGTTGCCTTTTCTTTCTTGTATTTCTTTTGCGTCGTCGCCTTTTCTTTCTTGTTTTCCGTCTTTTTCTTCTACCACCAGTTTTAATGTCTGGCGAATCAGTATTTTTAGGTTGATTTTGTCTGGATTGCATAAGCATACCAGCGGATTGTGCCATGGCATCATTACCTTCTGGACTGGCGGCACTTGATTGCGGAACAGATAAATCATCACCGCCTTCTTGTTCTTTATTTCCACCAGTTTGGTTCATAGCCATTTGCGTATCAGCATCTTCTTGTGCGCCAGCTTGTTGTTGCCTAACCGCTTCTCCTGCACTTGGAGGTTCATTATGTTCAAAATGTTGACTGGGACCGGATTTAGAACCGCCCTCAACAAATTGTGGATTATCGCCTCCGCCCCTTAATGATTTTCTTCTATTTCTTCTATATCTGGCCATCATTTATATATTACTTTAAGATATTTATATTTAAAAATAATAATATGATTTTATAAATGGATTCCCAAGACCGATTAAATTTGAAAAAGTTGATTTCTGAATATAAACCAGAAGAAACTACAATGCACATTAGAACCTTAAAACATAGTTCTAAAATTAAAGAAGATGTAGAAAAATATTTAAAATTAAAAAGTAAATATGCTAGACTTCCTCAACAAACGCAATTGCAAATGTATCAAAATCAATGTAGTTTTTTGTATGAACATTATACAAATATATTCAATAAATTAGTTAAAGAACAGTTAAATTTAACAATACTTTATAGATTATTGATTGTATTGAAAGGTATAGAAGAAAAAAAATATGATCAGCATGAAGGCAGTGTACTGGTTGGAGAAATATTGAAACAATTATACATTGATTCAGCATTAAAAGGCGGAAATAATAAGGATAAAAAGGATAAGAAGGATAGAAAAAGGCGTGGTAAAAATATAAGTTGGGCAGAGTATAAGATTAGAACAGAGACGGATTAACGTCTTCTGCGTTTTTTCTTTGTACATATTCTTTTTCTTCTTCTCTTTTTTTTATTTTTAGTTTTTCTTCTCCCCCCCTTTTTTTTCTCTCTTGATTTACGTGTTGGTTTTGGTTTTTCACAATCAGAAGGAAGAATAACAACAAAAATGGGCGGTTTTGGTGGAAATTGGGTTGATATATCTTTTATAGAAACAGGATGAGAACATCTATTTGTACTGAGTTCGTATTCTCTTATTTCTTCTTCTTTCATTTTATCTCTCATTTGGTTTTCTGAATGAGACATAGCATATTTGGCGAAGGGTGAAAACATACCGCCTCTTTTTTTACGTGTTTTTCTTCCACCTTTCATAATTGGTGGATTACAATTAAGTTTTTTATTTTTTGCGGGGTCCATTATAGCAAAACCGGACGAACCAGTATTATATTTTTTTGGAATAGGATTAAAATAAACATATTGTATGGAATAACCTTCGGGAATAGATTTTTTATTAAAAGGTGTGCACATAGGAATTTTTGTTTCAGGATTTTTTGAAGTATTGATGATAGTATTTTTTACCTGTTCAACAGCTTTTTCATATTTATCATCGTCGTCTATTTTAAAAGGAGTCAAACCAAGATATTTTTCAACATCTCTTGCCATTGTTAGACCACAATATTGACAGGGGTTTCCAAGTGGTTCATAATATTTAGTTTCCATTATATAATATAAAGAAATTAATTATAAAATTGATTTAAATGAAAAAATATTATATAAATTAATATGACTAAATTAGTAATAGTTGAATCAAACGCAAAATGCAAAAAAATAGAAAATTTTTTAGGACCTGGTTATAAAGTTGTAGCGTCTTATGGACATTTGACAAATTTACCAGAAGGATTAAAATCGATTGATATAAATGATAATTATAAACCAAAATATAAAACGATTCAATCAAAAGCAAAATATATAAAAATTTTGAGGGATAATATAAAAAAAGCGAATGAAATTATACTTGCTACGGATGATGATAGAGAAGGAGAAGCTATAGCTTGGCATATATGTCAATTATTTGGTTTATCGGAAAAAACTACAAAAAGAATTAAATTTAATGAAATAACAAAAAAAGCAGTATTAGAAGCAATAACAAATCACACTTTAATAAATATGAATAAAGTTAAAGCTCAACAAGCAAGACAAATATTAGATTTATTAGTAGGATATAGATTATCACCTATTTTATGGAAAAATATAAGTCGAAATAGTGATTCGGGATTAAGTGCGGGTAGATGCCAAACTCCAGCAATAAGATTATTGTATGATAGAGAAAAAGAGATAAAAAATAGTCCAGGGAGAAAATTATACGATACTATAGGTTTATTTAAAATAAATAAAAGTGCGTCGTTAGAATTTGTATTGAATTATAATTATCAAAATAAAGAGGACATAGAATGTTTTTTAGAAGATAGTGTTAGCCATATATATAAACTATTTAGAACTCCAAGTATTGTAGGAGTGACAAAAAGTCCGCCAATACCATTTACAACAAGTTTATTACAACAAAAATCGTCAAATGAATTGCATTATTCGCCGAAACAAACAATGAGATTAGCACAAACTTTATATGAAAATGGATGGATAACATATATGCGAACGGATTGTGGCAAATATAGTAAAGAATTTATAAAATTGGGTGAAACATACATAACAGATAAATTTGGTAAAAAATATATAAATAAAAAAAATGCTTGTGTAACAATAACAAAAGTAAAAACAAAGAAAAATAATGCACAAGAAGCTCATGAGGCAGTAAGACCTACAGATGTAAATATATGTCCTCATTCTTGTAAAGAAGATGACAAAATAACATCTAAAGAGGTAAGATTATATAAAATGATATGGAATAATACAATGGAATCTTTGATGTCAGAAGCAAAATATAATAAAATAACATCTGAAATAATAGCACCCAATAATAAAAAATATAAAAGAGCTGAAGAGAATGTAGTATTTCCTGGTTGGAAAGTAATAAGAGGTTATGATAAAGAAAAC